AGGTAGGGGAATCTAATGCAGATTTTAAAAGGTTTCAGTATTATTTAGGCTTAGGAGCTTCCAGAACACTTAAAAAAGTTTCTAATAATTTCAGTCTTACAGATAGAAGAATCTATCAAATATCTAGCAAACATCAATGGGTTGATAGGGTAAAAGCTATTAATAGAATGCTAAATGAGCAGATAGTACAGGAAGTTTATGCTCAAGTGGGTGAAACTGCAAGAGATCTAGCTGATAACTTAAAGCCTTTAATATTTAGAATTATAAGTGAAATAAATGAAAGAGATTTAGCTTCAATGAATCCTACAGAACTAAAAGGAATACTAGATGTTTGTTACAAGATGATTAGTCAGATTTATGGCTTAGGAAGTCCACAAGTACAAGTAACACAGGTTGAATATCCACAGATTAAGTTTAAATGGGATTGGGAGCAGGATGATGATACAGATTATTAATGATGATTGTTTAAATGCTTTGAAAAAAATGCCTGATAATTCTGTTGATTATGTTTTAACAAGTCCACCATATAATGTTGGCAGAAAAAGACATTATAAATCTGAGCCATCAAAATATGAACATTTTGAAGATGCTAATCCTAATTATTTACAATGGTCTATCAATATTATTGATGAATTATTAAGAGTTACCAATAACCATATTTTTTGGAATATACAAAGCAGATGGACAAATAAAATAGATGTTTATAAATTAATTGGGCATTATTCAGATAAAATATTGCAAAATTTTATATGGACAAAGGAATCATTTACTCCTGCATCAGAAAGATATGCAATTTCTAATGCTGTAGAATATATTTTAGGAATTTCTAATCAAACAAGAATTAAAGGCAATAATATATTTAATAAAAATCATATTCATACAATGACAAAGCCAGAAAGAATTAAAGGACATAATGCAGTCATGAATCAACAAATTAGTGATTTTTTCATAGAAAATTTTACTAAAAAAAATGAAATTGTATTAGATCCATTTATGGGTAGTGGAACTACAGGAATTAGTTGTGTAAAAAACAACAGGAGCTTTATAGGTATAGAGCTATCTAGTGAATATTGTGAAACAGCAGAAAAAAGAATAAATGAAGCAAATAATTAAGGCTACTCCACCTGATTTACATTCTGGACAAATAGAACTTATTAAAGCACTAGAGAAAAATAGATTTGTTATTGCTGTTTGTGGCAGGAGATGGGGTAAAAGTACAGCCTCATTAACCTGTGCTGTAGATCAGGCTTTAAAAGGTTTAAAAGTATGGGTTATCTTTCCTGTATATCCACAAGCACTAGAAGCATGGTTAAATCTTAAATCATTAGTTAGACAACTACCAGAGGAATATGCAGAAGTCAGAGAAGTAGAGAAAAGAATAGTTTTAAAGAATGGTGGATCTATACAGATTAAATCAGCTAATAAGCCTGAATCATTAAGAGGTGCAGGTGGTATATCATTAATCATATTTGATGAAGCTGCTTATATGGAGAAAGAAACTTGGGAAACAGTTAGACCAATATTATCAGATAGTTTAGGTAAGGCATTATTTTGCACAACTCCTAATGGCATGAATTGGCTTTATACATTGTATGAAAATGCTAAATTGAGAGAAGATTGGAAAATATTACATTATCCAACTGAATCTAATCCAAATATAAGTAGAGATGAGTTAGCACAAGCCAAAGAAGAGTTAGGCTCTTTAGTTTATGCACAAGAGTTTTTAGCAGAGTTTACTGAGGTTGGACATATGTTTAAGAGAGAATGGTTTAAGTATTTTGATGTTATTCAAGGAGATGATCCAGAATATGTTTTTGCTGATGAAGTAGTAAAGCATAGTGAGTTATCTATCTTTGGCACAATGGATACAGCTCTTAGTATTAAGGAAACAGCAGATTATTCAGTAATAATGGCTATAGGAACAACTCCTAGTGGTAAGCTTTTAGTATTGGATATATTCAGAGATAGATTAGAAGCTCCAGAGCTACTACCTAAAATAGACTCAATGATTAAGAAATGGAATATGGCTTGGTTAGGTGTAGAGGACTCTAGTTTTGGTTTGGGTATTATTCAGATGGCTAGGAGGCAGGGTTTGCCTATTAAGAACTTAAAGGCTGACAAATCTAAGACAGCTAGGTCAGTTCCTGCTGCAGCAGGTGTAGAAAATGGTAGTATCTACTTTTTGAAAAATGCTAAATGGTTAGTAGAATTTGAAAGAGAATTAACTAGCTTTCCATCAAGTGGATCTCATGATGATCAGGTGGATGCTCTAGCTTATGCAGCTAGATTTGGTATAGTTAGAAAAACAACTTGGAGTGTAACCTAATTGGGAATAGCAGACAACATTAGAGGTTTCTTTAGTAATCAAGAAGCACAAACAGAAAAAAAATCATATAATAACTTTCCAACATCACAAGTAGTATTTCCTTTTAACACAGATGCAGGTTTTTTTAGTGGTGTAAATCAGATGAGTCCAGAGGGCAACTCAGCAGCATTAGCCTGTTTAAATGTTCTTGGTACAGCATTTAGTGAGCCACCTCTTAAAGTTTATTTAAAGACACAAGAGGGTTTAGAGTATGTAGATAATCATCCTGCTGCATTACTTTTAGAAAATCCTAATCCAAACATGACTGCTAATTTAATGAATAACTATATTGTTACTTCTGTTGCTGTTTATGGAGATGCTTTCATCTTAAAACTTAGGAATGATGCAGGTGCAGTTGTACAGCTTATTCCTTTACTACCAGAGATGGTTGAGGTTAAAGGTAATGATGAGAAGTTAATTACTAAGTATCAATACAAACAAAAAGGCAACACATTAGACATAATGCCAGAGGATATGATACACCTTAGAGAGAGAATAGATCCTAGAAATCATAGAAGAGGATTAGCTCCTCTTAGATCAGTTATGGTTGAGATTTTAGGAGATGCAGCTGCTTCACAGATGGGTGCTGCATTAGTTAAGAATACAGGTGTGCCTAGTGTTGTCATTAGTCCTAAAAATGATTTATCAATGACAAGTGATGAGGCAGAGAATATTGCTGAGGTATTTGGTAGAAGATTTGGTGGACAAGGCAGAGGTAGACCATTAGTTATATCTGGTGGAGAAGTTGATATACAAACACTTTCTTTTAGTCCTAAAGATTTAGAAATGGGGAAACTTAGATATATTAATGAAGAGAGAATATCTGCTGTTCTTGGTGTTCCTGCAATCTTAGCAGGACTAGGAGCAGGACTAGAGAGAGCAACATATTCTAATGTAAAAGAATTAAGAGAGTTTTTTACTGAGCAGAAGTTAATTCCTATGTGGAATCACTTTGCTAATGAGTTCACTAAACAACTTTTATTGGAAGATTTTGAAACTAATCCTGCTTATTGTTTTAAGTATGATTTATCTAATGTCAGGGCTTTAAGTCAGGATGAGGATGCAACTATGGCAAGAATTGTACAGGGTTACAATGCAGGTTTTATAACTGTTAATGAAGCAAGACAAGCTAATCAGTTACCTGCTTTAGATAATGGAGATTACTTTGTAAGAAATATGACTGTTGCAGAAGTACCTGTAGATGGATCAGAAGTAACAATGTATCATGGTGCAACAGAGTTTGCTAGTTCTGATGTAGTAGAGGAGAAAGAATTAACTGCTATAGATACAGATGCAAAAATGATACAAGAACAAGATGGGCAATACTGTGTTCTTAGTGAAGATGGAAGTAGATCTTTTGGTTGTTATGACACTAGACAAGAAGCAGAGGAGAGATTAGCTCAGGTTGAGGCTTTTGCAGAGGATGATAAGTATGGAAAGCCTAAGAAACCAAAAAAACCTAAAAAGCCAAAGAAAGATAATAAAGCTGTAGAGAATGTTCCAGATTATATACAAAAAAATGCACAGAGAGGTTTAGATTTACTTGAATATGCAGGATCTGGATTAACAGATAAAACTAAAAGAGAAGCTAGAGATATGGCTAATGGAAAGATTTCAGATAACAAAGTTGTAAGAATGGCAGCTTGGTTTGCTAGGCATGAGGGAGATTTAGATTCAGATAAAGCTAATGATTATCTTAATGGAGATTCAGATAGACCAACAGCAGGGCAGGTAGCTTGGTTGTTATGGGGTGGAGATATCTCTAAGAGCAACAAGATGAGAGCTTTTAATTGGGCTACAAAAGAAGCTGAGAAAGTAAAAGAGGAGAAATCATCTTATCCATTGTTTGGATGGCAAGAGCCAACAGTTAAATTCTTAGGACTTCCTACTGTTAAACACTACAGAACAGAGATTGAAAAGAAAGAACTATGGGAAGCAATTAATGGCTTAGAGGATGTATGGATTGACTATATGTCTAATGTTTATGCTAAAGAATTAAACAGACAAAAAAGAGGTTTAACTAAAGTTGCTAAAGGTAGTCATGACTTAGATGCATTAGAAACTAATGTAGATATATTTTTAAGTGGCTCAAAGTTTGATAAAGAGTTACTTCCATTGTTTTATTCTTTAGGAGATGATATGTCAGTTAGAACTTGGGATAACTTATTTCCTGCTCAAGATAACTTCAAAGCTGCAGATCCTGTTGATTTAGATGTAACAATACCAGAGGAACAAGCAGTAAGAACAGTATTTGGTGCATTAGCTGCAGATCAAGTTATAGATGCTACAACAGTTAAGAAGATTATAGATGGTGGTTTTTATAGAGGACAAAGAGAAGTGCCACCTGCAGTTAAATCTTTATTTCAAGATGGACAAGCAGCAAGTTTTGTTCAAGAAAATGCTAAAAAAGTTATGAATGACTTAAATGCAACTACAAAGAAAAGAATTGCAACACAGATAGAAAAAACAATTAAAGAGTTTGAAGCATTAGGAATAGTTAATCCTGTTGCAGGTACTCCAGAGGGAGATAAGTTCTTTAATGAGTTAGCTAAGAGAATTAATACACAACTAGGAGGACAGAGCTTAGGTAGAGCTAAGAATATAGCTAGAACAGAAGTAGGTAAGGTTAGTTCTTGGAGTCAGCAAAGAGCTGCAAAAGCTACAGGTAAAACATTAGAGAAAGAGTGGGTATCTAGGAGAGATGGCATTGTTAGAGAAGCTCATTTTGAGTTAGACAATCAAAGAGTTCCTCTGAATAGCTTTTATCTGTATAATGGTATTAAGTTGGATGCTCCTAGAGATCCAAATGCTCCAATTAGTTTAATTGCTAATTGTAGATGTACAGAAGCATATATTGAGGTAATAGATGAGTGAAGTAAAAAGACCAGAGAATCTTTCTTTTAAGAATGCTCCTATTGAGCTAAAAGAAGATGGAGATACAAGATACATAGAGGCAGTTTTTTCATTATTTGAAACTATAGATAGTGATAATGATGTCACTAAAGCCAATGCACTAAGATCAGGCTACACAGGAAACAAAGTTCCTTTAGTGTGGAATCATGATTGGAGTAAAGTCATTGGAAGAGGCATTATTGAAACAGATAATCAAAAAGCTGTGTTTAAGGGTTATTTCTTAGATACAGAAGCAGGAAAAGAAGCCTATGAAACTGTAAAGGCTATGCAAGATATGCAGCAGTTCAGTTATGGCTTTCAAGTGCTTAAATCATCTAAAGGAACACACATTGA